ACGAAGAGTCAGCAGGAACCATTACCGACAACCACAAGAAAGCAGTTACCGCTGCTATTCTTGAGAACCAAGAGCGTGCATTGCGTGAAGAGCAAGGAATGCTCAACGAAATGCCTACTAACAATACTTCACAAGTAGCAAACTGGAACCCAGTTCTGATTGCTCTTGTTCGTCGTGCTATGCCTAACCTCATGGCATACGACATCTGCGGTGTTCAGCCAATGTCTGGTCCAACAGGCCTCATCTTCGCGATGAAGTCTAACTACAAGACTACACGGTCTGGTGCAACTTCAGGTGACGAAGCACTATTTAACGAAGCAGTACCAGGATTCTCTGGTGATTCAGGTACAGCACCTGTGCCAGGATCAACTCAGCAACGTCTCGACGGTACAACTGCTGGCCCATCAGGCTTGTCAGGAATCGTTGACTCAGACGCTGACTCAACTATCGACGATACTCGTATCGATCCGGCAAACGGAACAACAGGTTTCGCAATGCCATTGTCCGACGGTGAAAACCTCGGTACAACAGGTGATTCAGCATTTGCAGAAATGGGCTTCACCATCGAGAAAGCAACTGTTAGCGCACGGACACGTGCACTGAAGGCAGAATACAGCCTTGAACTTGCTCAGGATCTGAAAGCCATTCATGGCCTGGACGCTGAGACTGAGTTGGCAAACATCTTGTCAACTGAGATCATGGCTGAAATCAACCGTGAAGTTGTTCGTACAATTAACTCACAAGCTAAGACTGGTGCTCTACAAACTAACACTGCTCTTAACGGTGTCTTCAACGTCCAAACAGACGCAGACGGCCGTTGGTCAGTTGAGAAGTTTAAAGGTCTGATCGTACAGATCGAGCGTGAGTGTAATGTAATTGCTAAAGAGACACGTCGTGGTAAAGGTAACTTCATCATCTGTTCATCAGATGTTGCATCATCCTTGTCAGCCTCTGGCATGCTCGATTACTCACCTGCAATGTCAACAAACTTGAACGTTGACGATACAGGAAACACCTTTGCTGGTGTCCTTAACGGACGCACACGGGTCTACATCGATCCGTATGCAGTAGCTGACTACATCACAGTCGGTTATAAGGGTACTAACCCATATGACGCAGGTCTCTTCTATTGCCCATACGTACCACTAACAATGGTTCGTGCAGTAGGTGAGGATACATTCCAGCCGAAGATTGGATTTAAGACTCGCTACGGCTTGGCTTCAAACCCATTCGTTGGATCAGCTCCAGCAGACGGCTTGGCTGCGATCAAGACCAACCAATACTATCGTATCTTCCGCGTAGACGATATCCTTGGATCATAATAAAAAAAATAACGTGGTAACACTAGAGGGGCCTTCGGGTCCCTCTTTTTTATCTAAACTTGTATAAATAGATGTATGGCAGAACTTACAGAAAATTTTAACTATATGCAACCAACGAGCTTTAAGCTCGTTATAGACAGACGTAACTATCCTAACCTTGAGTTTTTCTGTCAGAATGTTACACACCCCGGTATGATTATGAATCCGGTAGAATTACCAGTGCGTAGACTAGCCGGCTTACCGTTTCCTGGTGATACTTTAACATTCAATGAATTATCTACGAATATACTACTAGATGAAAACCTAGAATCATATACAGAAATGTTTAACTGGATACGTAGGTTATTAGAAACAAACATGCTTAATAACCAGGCAGTCGGTAACACATCAGAACCTAACTATGCTGATATAACGTTATCCATACTTTCAAGTCACAACAATCAAACGAAGCAAGTTAGATATATAGATTGTGTACCTACTTCACTCGGAGATATAAACTTTGAATCTACGGCAAGTGGTCAAGAATTTATTACGTTTACTGCATCGTTTCGATTCAACTATTTTGAGTTAGTGTAATGGCAGAATCAAAAGCAAGAGATATGTCAAGGTTTGGACAGATAGACCATCTGCAGGGTTCAGCCACTGCTGGTTCTCTCCTTGTAACTGGCGAGGGTAATTCAACAACAACTAATCTTCAACAAGGCTTAGCGAAACAATGGACTAATAATACTATCGCTACTAATACACACACCTTACAAGATAGTTTTAACACGTCTTCATTAACCGACGATGGAGCCGGTAGAACAGACATGGTCTTTACAAATAATATGAATGCTGTAAGATATTCAATAACTGCGTCATGTTCTTTGAATGGAAGTAATTATTTTGCACATCTTGGAAACAATAGTTTGCAAGCCACAAATCATTATAGAATTAACACAACAAATGATGCCGGAACTATTGCAGACTATGACTGCTTGTGTTGCACTGTCCATGGAGATTTAGCATAATTTAGTTTACTTTTGTAAATAACTGTGGTATAATTATAGTATGATTGATTTGAAAACTATACACGAAATGTGGTCAAAAGACTGTGAAATAAACTCAAACGAACTCGACAAGTCTTCGCGTGACCAGCCAATCCTACATGCCAAATACTTAGAACTCTTATCAACTTATAAGTTGCAGTTGAAGCGTGCAGAGTTTGCGCAGAAACAACTTTTAAAAGATAAGTGGCTGTGGTATAACGGCAAGATGTCACACGATGAGATAGTTGAAAAAGGCTGGGATCCAGATCCTTTCAATGGACTAAAAATATTGAAAGGTGAGATGGACTACTATTATGATGCTGACCCTGAAATCCAAAAGTCTGAAGAAAAGATTCAGTACTTTAAGACAGTAATAGATACTTTAACAGATATTATAAACAACATTAACTGGCGTCATCAGACAATATCAAATATTATAAAATGGAAACAATTCGAGTCCGGAAACTAAATCATGCAAACTTGCACATAACGTGCGAAAGTGGTACGGCACAAGAGCTCAATGAGTTTTTTAGTTTCTACGTACCAGGTTATAAGTTCATGCCTGCGTATAGAAATCGTGTGTGGGACGGAAAGATTCGATTGTTTACGATTATGTCTGGTGAACTACCGGCAGGACTATACGAACATCTTCTACAATTTACAGAACAACGTGGCTATCAGGTAGAACTTGACGATTCTAAATATGGAAAGCCGGACGACTACAATAAGGTCGACGTAAAAAATCTGTATGAATATATTAAAGGACTAGAACTTCCGTTTGATATACGCGATTACCAATTTGATGCAGTTTCTACGGGAATCCATAGAAAAAGAGGCATACTCTTATCACCAACCGGATCTGGTAAATCTCTTATCATATACGCTTTAGTGCGATACTGGTTAGAAAGACTAACAACCGGGTATCGTTATCCTCAAAGCGGTAGGGCTTTAATCATCGTACCTACTACCTCACTCGTAGAACAAATGTATACTGACTTTATAAAATATGGTTGTGGTGAGCGGGCCATGCACAGAATATATTCTGGCAAAGATAAAAAGTTCGAAGCTGCGATATGCATCAGTACATGGCAGTCAATATATAAACTACCGAGGGACTGGTACTCACAGTTTGGTATGGTGATAGGTGATGAATGCCATGGTTTTAAATCTAAATCACTTATGTCTATTATGAACAAAGCTAGTGAAGCTGAATACAGGTTCGGTACGACTGGCACACTCGATGGGGCTCAAACGCATGAACTCGTACTCCAAGGTCTATTCGGTAAGATACACCGCGTTACCACAACAAAAATCTTACAAGATAATAATACTCTCGCCAGCCTCGCCATTAAACGAATCGTACTTAAGTACTCAGAAAAAGTACGTAAGGAGTTTGGTAAACAACCATATCCGGATGAAATCGACTTCATTGTATCCAATGACAAGAGAAATCGATTCATACGAAATCTAGCCGTAGATCTCGAAGGCAACACACTAATACTTTATAACTACGTTGAGAAACACGGTAAGCCACTTTACGATTTGATAGATAGTAAAGTAGATGAGAACAGAAAAGTATTTTTTGTATCAGGCGGAACGGCAACTAGTGATAGAGAAGCGATACGTGCTATAGTAGAAAAACAAAAAGACGCTATCATAGTAGCATCACTTGGTACATTTTCAACGGGTATAAATATTAGGAACCTTCATAATATTATCTTTGCTTCACCTAGTAAGTCACAGATAAGAGTGTTACAAAGTATAGGTAGAGGGTTACGTAAAACAGACGATGGAAAAGCTACTACACTATATGATATATCAGACGATATAAGTTGGAAAACGCGTAAAAATTATTCTTTACTGCACTCATTCGAAAGATTGAAGATATATCAGAAAGAACAGTTTGAGTATAAAACCATAGAACTGGAGTTAAAATCATGAAAGCTATGTACAAACAATTTAAGCTTACTAGTGGCGAAGAACTTATATGCGAGTTAGTAGAAACTCATGATACAGATGAAGGTATTACAGACGTTATTATTAGACGCGCTATGAAGATTGTAACTAGTGATGATCTAGAAGAAAACACACGCTATTATACATTTAAACCTTACGTAACATTTCAAGATGATACTACAGATCTCATAGCTTTGAATTCAGTTCATATAGTAAGCGAGTCTACGCCTTCAGAGGTTGTAATGACACACTATGCTGGTGCACTGGCTGACGCAGATAAATTTAACAAGATACGTAAGTCGACTAATGTATCACTATCTGAAGTTCAAGCTAAACTAAAAGAACTTACGGAAGAAGAAATGGATGAATTTCTTACAATAAAATTATCTGAAATCGAAGAAATAGAATCAAATGAAGTAGATTCTCAAATGTCTAACATTATAGAGTTTAAACCAAGAGGAACATATCATTGAGCTTTCTAGTACACCCACTGCCACCTGAGAACGTATTAGTACGTAAAGAATATCTTTATGATCTTGAACGCGGTCATGGTGAGTATACTCCTGGCATTTGGATTTCAGTAAAATCTACACAATACAAAGCTTTATATTTCGAAACACTACTCACAGAATACGGGGCACTGTATGATAAACTACCTCTGTCGGCTTTCGTTTGGAAAACAGATCATGGTGATCTACCTCTTGATGTTCTGCAGTTGTGGGATTGCTTTGATTACGACCTTACTGTAGTAGAAAAACCTTTGCTAAGTCGGTGTGAGTTTTTCGGCAAAGACAAGAACATGCACGCGGGTGAGTATATGTTTACGGTTGATAACGCACATAGGGATAGATCGACAATAGATATAAACTTTTCTGAACACGATCCAGAACATAAAAGCTTTAATGTAATACAATTGGATAATGGACAATTCGCAGCTCAACCTAATAATAGAGTCATATGGCGTGATTCAAGTTTAACACCAGATAAATTAAAACGTCCGGATTTTAAAGTATGTACACAAAACTATCGTGTAGAAACAGAAGCAAAATGGTCTGTAGGACATACTGATGAGTGGCAATATATGACCAAGGACGAGGTATCCACCCTCCGGAAAGAATCTTAATTTATTATACCACCTTTTATACAAATTGTACACCGTTATTTTTTGTATTGATTTGTAAATTAATCTATTTACATTACTAAGCAATTAGTTTATAATATACTATATAATGAAGGAGGCGGCATGGCACGCACACAAAGAAAAAGTATTCACTATGTCAATAACGCTGAATTCTCTCAAGCAGTAGTCGAGTATGTCACTACAGTACAAGAAGCGAAGAAAAAAGAAACAACTCTTCCCATCGTACCAGATTATATAGCCGGCTGTTTTCTACGAATCGCTGAAGGTTTGTCTCACAAATCTAATTTTATTCGCTACACATATCGCGAAGAAATGGTAATGGACGCAGTTGAAAATTGTTTGAAAGCAATAGAGAACTATAACTTAGAAGCGGCTACCAGAACAGGCAAGCCAAATGCATTTGCGTATTTTACACAGATTACTTGGTACGCATTTTTAAGACGTATTGCTAAAGAGAAAAAACAACAAGACATTAAAATAAAATACTTGACAAAATCAGGCATTGAAAACTTTGTAGATAACGAACTAGGTGACAATATATCACAACAAGTAGTTGGAGCATTTGTCGATACACTACGAGGTCGTATTGAAAAAGTTAGGTATACTGACAACATTATCAAAGAAGAAGTAGTTAAAGAAAAGAAAAGACGAAAATCTAAAAGCGTAGATTCAGATTTAACAGAGTTTTTAACATGAAAAAATTATGGAATAAAGTGAAGTACTACTATCTTACGCATGATGGTATTGAAATGTTTTTGTTTGCATGTATATTTGGCTTTCTAGGTTGGATGGCTTATCATGCAGTGGTTGGTATTATAGGCAGGTTCTTTTGAAGGTAGCAGTATTAAATGACACACATTGCGGTATACGTAACTCATCCGAGATCTTCCTCGAAAATGCCAGGCTATTTTACTCAGAAGTC